AAGAGTTAAAGGATGAAGTTAGATCTACCTACGAACTCCCTGTGGATTTCTTTACAGGTTGAGAATGTTTATAGCTTATCTCATCAGCCCACCTATGGATTATACCATCAAGGCAACAACTAATCCACGTGGATATACCGAATAATGGCAACGAATTTCTATTTTCAGTCTGGTATACCTGGAGGCAGATCTTCAGAGCAACTGCTCATGGAAGATATTATAATAGAATGCCTGAAGATATACGGATTTGATACTTATTATATTCCTAGAAAAACAGTTAATGAAGATGACATTCTGGGAGAAGATGTACTTAATAAATACTCATCGGCATATCCTCTAGAAATGTATATGCAGAACGTTACCGGGTTTGAAGGGGACGGAGATCTGTTAACTAAATTTGGGGTTGAGTTTAGAGATACAGCAACCTTTATTGTATCTAGAAGAAGATGGGATGAGGTAATTGCAAGATCTGGAGATGCTGTTCTGACTACCAGACCAGCTGAAGGTGATATAATTTACTTTCCATTGACCAAAGCATTCTTTGAAATTAAACGAGTAGAATCTACAGACCCATTTTTCCAGGTAGGTAAGTTATACGTCTATAAACTCCAATGTGAGTTGATGCAGTACTCTTCTGAGGTCTTTGATACCGGGGTATCCGAGATTGATAGTATTGCTTCTGGTGATTCATTAGATATTAACGCGTTCAATTTGCTGCTTGAGAGCGGGGATAGAGCGTTGCTGGAAGAGTATAGCCCAGCTGGTATTATCCTTCAATCCTATAACTTAGGTACCATATTACCTAATGTGGATAATGAAGACTTTAGAGGTGAGATTTCCGTTCTGGACTTCTCCGAGAGAAATCCGTTCGGAGAAATAAATGTTTGATAAATTTTATTGGGGAACTATTCGAAAGTCAATCGTGGCTTTTGGTAATATGTTCAATAACATCCACATAGATAGATTAGATTCTGGTGGTAATATTACACAGACCCTCCGTGTTCCTTTGGCTTATTCTCCTAAACAAAAGTTCTTAGCTAGAATTGCCGCTCAACCTAATTCGTTCGAACAAAACTTTCAGACTTTTTTACCTAGACTTGGTTTTGAGATGATAAGTTTGACTTATGATCCTAACAGAAGAGTCAGTCTGGTTCAGCAGAATAGAGCGTTAAATGGTACATCTACTACTTCTTTAAACGCCCAGTACGCTCCAACCCCTTATAACATTGCAATGACTTTGTATGTGTATACAAAGAACCAGGATGATGGGTTACAGATTATTGAACAGATTATACCTTACTTTAATCCAGACTATAACTTGACTCTTAATGCGATTCCTGCAATGGGCATTAAGAACGACTTACCTGTTATTCTGGACAACATTACATATGAAGATGAGTATGAAGGAGACTTTACTCAAAGAAGAGCAATCATCTGGACGCTCAACTTCACAATGAAACTTAACTTTTACGGTCCAGTCAACAGACAGGGCATCATCAGAACTACAAACGTTAATACATTCTCAGACCCCGCACTATCTAATAAACAATCCTCATACACCGCAACAATTACTCCCGGTACCGCTGTTCCTGGTGATACTATTGGTATTACAGATACGTTTGAGGACTTCTAATGAAATCACTTAACAGAATTAACGATGTCTTTAATGTTGAGACAGACGTTGATATGCCTATTCCAACGAGTATGCCAGTGGCATATAATCCTTCTGAGTTAGACCAGGAAGATGACTTTCAATTGGCTCGTAACACACTTCGTAGTTTAATTAATAAGAATGAAGATGTAATGACTGAGCTGGTTCATATTGCTAAGAACTCTGAGAACCCAAGAGCATTTGAAGTTGCCGGGCAATTAATATCCGCTCAAACTGCTATTACAAAAGAGTTAATTGGTCTGCATAAAACTAAAAAAGATATTGATAAAGCAAGTGGTAAGATGGAGAATATTAAACAGCAAAACAACATCGTGTTTGCTGGCTCTACTTCTGATCTTATGAAGATGATTAATGGAAAATAATTCTTACAATGGTAATAGTAACTTAAAGCCTGCCGGCTTTGAGATGCAATTTACCTCCGAGCAGGTAAAGGAGTTAATGAAATGCAAAGAAGATCCAATATACTTTATTGAGAACTATTGCTATATTGTTTCTCTAGATAGAGGCTTAATTCTATTCAGTCTGTATGATTGTCAGAGAGAAAAGGTAGATGTCATTATGAATAACAGAAAAGTTATTCTAATGGAAGGACGTCAACAGGGTAAGACCATTACCTCGGCTGCCTGTATCCTTCATTACACTATCTTTAATTCTAATAAGACTGTTGCTATTCTAGCTAACAAGTCAACTGCGGCCAGAGAAGTATTGTCTCGTTACCAAATTATGTACGAGAATTTACCTCTGTGGATGCAGCAAGGTATTAAAACCTGGAACAAGGGTGACGTTGAATTAGAGAATGGTTCAAAGGTATTTACATCTGCAACTTCTACTTCTGGTATTCGAGGCAAATCGGTTAACTGGTTGTATATTGATGAGGCGGCGATTATTCCCAATAACGTTGCCGAGGAGTTCTTTACTTCCACCTATCCAACTATTATGGCTGGAGAGACCACAAAGGTGTTGCTTACCTCCACCCCTCTAGGTTATAATCACTTCTGGAAGTATTGGAATGATGCACAAGAAGGTCGTAACGGCTTTGTTGCTCTACAAATACCTTACTGGAAGATACCAGGTAGAGATGATAAATGGGCTGCTGAACAGAAATCAGTCTTAGGTGAACTTAAGTTTAACCAAGAAGTGCTATGTACATTCCTCGGTTCATCTAATACTCTTATCTCTCCTGATACTATTGCAAAGATGTCTCCTATATCTTTCATGTACGAGAAAGATGGGTTAGATGTTTTAGAGTACCCGGTTCCTGGACACGTATACTTTACTACTGTAGATACATCGAGAGGTATTGGTGGAGATTATTCTGCCTTTACGGTCATCGATACTACAGAATACCCTTATAAAATTGTAGCTAAATATAGAAACAATAAGATAAGTCCTTTACTGTATCCTACTATAATTCATAAGGTATCTAAGGATTATAACAGTGCATATGTCTTGGTTGAGATTAATGATATTGGTCAACAAGTTGCCGATATTATTCACAACGACTTAGAGTATGAGAATATGATCTGGGTCGGTTCTGATGCAAGATACGGGCAGGTTCTTTCTAGTTCTGGAAGAAGTTCTATTCTAGGTGTAAGAACAACAAAACAAGTTAAGCGCATAGGATGTGCAACTTTAAAATCTTTGGTAGAAGAAAATAAACTACTGGTATTTGATAGAGACATTATATCAGAATTTTCAACATTTATTGAACACAATGGTGTGTTTCAAGCTGATGAAGGCTACAATGATGATTTGACAATGACATTAGTTCTTTTTGCATGGGCTACAAATGACCCAATGTTTAAGGATCTAATGAATGCAAACAATAGACAAGCGCTATATAGTTCGCAGATGAAGAACATAGAAGACGAGCTTACCCCATTTGGTTTTATAGACAACGGACAGTCAACAGAACCAGATGTTGAAGTGGTAGATGGAGATATTTGGTTAAGTGACAAATATCAAAAAGATTATTCGGATTTTATTAAAGAACGTAGCTGGTAATAGTCAAAGTTCAGTATTTATAAATATACTGGTATAAAATTTGTTATGACAGAATAACATTATAAGGAGAAAAAAATATGGCATTTCAGCTATCACCAGGCGTTCTGGTAACGGAGCAGGACCTTACCTCGGTCGTTCCTGCCGTTGCTACAACAGCCGGCGGCTTTGCTGGCGCATTTGCATGGGGTCCTGTTGGTGTTGTTACCACGGTAGATTCGGAAAACGCTCTTGTAACTAGATTTGGTAAGCCTAACAGCGATACATTCCAATCTTTCTTTACAGCAGCCAATTTCTTGTCTTACGGTAATAACCTACAAGTAATCCGCGTTGTAAATCAAGCTACTGCAAGGAACGCAAAATCAAACGCTGCAGCTACTGCAGTTATTATTAGAAACGAAGATCACTACGATGCATCTTATTCCGCCGGTGAAGGTACCGTGGGTGAGTGGGCTGCTAAGTACCCAGGTGCATTGGGTAACTCATTAAAAGTATCAATAGCTGACGGTAATGTCTTTTCTACATGGACTTATTCATCTAACTTTGATGCTGCTCCTGGCACGTCTGCATATGTTAGCAACTTGGGTGGTTCACACGATGAACTTCACATTGCTGTTATCGATGAAGACGGTTTGTTCTCAGGTACAGCAGGTACTGTGGTAGAGAAATTTGCTTTCGCCTCTAAAGCCTCTGATGGTAAGAGAGCCGATGGTACATCTGCATTCTATAAAGATGTGGTAAATACTCAATCAGAATACATTTACTGGATGGATCATACTGCCAACGTTACTGCAACAGGTACAGCCTGGGGTAATGCAGCTAATGCATCCTTGTTTGCTAATCTGACATCTAACGTTACAATATCTTTATCAGGTGGTGTTTCAGCTGATGCTCCAACTGATGGAAACATTACAAGTGCTTTGGCCTTGTTTGCTAACGATGAAGCATTTGATATTTCGTTGCTTCCATTAGGTGCTGCTTCATCTACCGTAGTTAACTATGCTATCTCTAGTATTGCCGAAGTAAGAAAAGACGTTATTGTTTTTGCTTCACCTGAACTGGCTGATGTAGTTAATAACGCAGGCTCAGAAGCTACCGATATCGTTGCATTCCGCGAGACTTTGACATCTAGCTCATATGCGGTGTTGGATTCTGGTTACAAGTATCAATACGATCGCTACAATGACGTCTATCGTTATATCCCCTTAAACGGTGATACAGCCGGTCTTGCAGTTCGTACAGACTTTGTTGCTGACCCATGGTTCTCACCTGCTGGTTTCAACCGCGGTCAAGTTAAGAACGTTGTTAAACTAGCTTATTCACCAAGCAAAGCAGAT